AAGGTCGTCCTTGGTACACATGGAATGGGAAGAACTGTGGAAGCAATGGCAATGTAGTTTCAAATGCCATGCCAGGGCAAAGTGTCCACAACTACGGATTGGCTGTGGATTACTTCCTTGTTTCGAATGATGGCCAAGATTCTATATGGACTGTAGACCACAAATGGAAACGAGTTGCTGAGATCGGTAAAGGGTTAGGGTTTACGTGGGGTGGTGATTGGACCTCATTTAAAGATTACCCTCACTTAGAGCTAACAGGGGGTCTTACTTGGCGAGACTTAAAAGAAGGTAAGCGACCGACTCATTTGCTCAATGAAGCAAGACCTAGTGATGGACTCCTCGAAAATGGCGACTCTGGTGACGAAGTTGAAAAGCTGCAAAAGGATTTGCTGACGCTTGGTATTGATCTCCCTGTATATGGTGCTGATGGTGATTATGGCGATGAAACAGAAGATGCTGTCTTTAGATTCCAGAAGCAACAGGGACTGAAAGAAGATGGTATTGCTGGCGAACAAACACTTAAAGCTATCAAGGAGGCGTTATGTGTGCAAGAAACTGGATTTAAGGACGTAAAAGAAGATCACAGTTTAGTAAGGGAAATCCGAAAAGCTAAAAAGTTGGGTGTTACTGCCGGTTTTCCTGATGGAACATTCCGTCCTGACGAACCAGTGACAAGAGCTCAAGCAGTAGCCTTTGCTGTAAGAGCAAGCGAAGAACAAAGTAAATAAGATCAAAATAAAAGCCCTCGCTATTATTCTAGCGGGGGCTTTTTTGTTTTGTGGGAGGGAGAGCCATTTTAGCGATGAACGGTTTAACCACCTCGCCTCCTGATCGAACTACATTAATAGCATGGAAGCTTTTGAGTTTAATTGCATTTTCTACTGTGAATGGGGCAATCTCTTCTGCTAGATCAGTGAACGTCTTTTTGGATGATGGGTATAAGTGATAATGAGGTCCAGCTGCTTTAATAATTTCTGCTAAGTCTCGAGGGATTTGCTCCCACGAGTGGAACATCCAACAATAAGCATAGCGCCAGTATCGTGATTCGACTGCAGCGCTTTTCCATAGCTTTGCACTTTTATTAAATTGGTGTGGCTCATCGAATACAATCTTGTAAGGGAATCGATTCTCTTCTTCTCTCAGAGTCATCGCTAGATCGAGCTTAGTAGATAGTAAGTTTACGATAATCTCTACCCCTTCTTTACCTAAGAGATCTTTAGGTACATCGATCACGCAAGCTTTCTTTTGACTTGTAATATCGACTAGATCAATTCCATCATCGCATTCCATGCATTCATATAAGTACTCATCACCTAAGATGGTATCTAGGCGATTGTATATTGGTGCTAAAATTTGAGCACGTTTCCCGGCACTCATTTTGTCTTCATTTAAATCTTGAAGCGTGTTTCTATGGAGAGGGTTCGTGACTTGTTCTAATGCTTTGTTTCGGTATTCTTCATCCTCAAGTATTTGTAATATCTCTGATAGTTTGCCTGTTTGCATAGCCATTACTGCAGCTCTTAAGTATCTACTTGTTTGAGCTCCTGTCTCATCGGTTGTGGTATTAAAAAATGAAAGGACTGTATTTGCTAGGCGGTTCCTGGCTTTAGAACTATGTTGCACTTCTCTCCAGTCAAGACTTATCGGCTTTTCCCCAAACTTAATTTTAATAATTTTATCCTCTGGCAGTCCTGCTTCAAGCTCCTTTCTTATCTGTCCATCTTTCGGATCAATAGCCAAACCTCCAAATTGGTTTCTAACGGACTCTACTAATAGATTACCTCCAAACCCAGCTGTCTTACCTGAGCCCATTGCCCCTACAACAACTTGAGGCAGACATATCTCATCATGATTTTTTGTAGGCATATAGACAGTCTGCTTTTTCCCTTTAAATGTCGCATCCCCTAAACGCAATCCGTCTTTCTTGAGAGAGTCAGGTATATCTGTTTCTTTACCAGACACGGTTTCTATGATCGGGAATTCATCCTGTAGAGCACGCTGCGGAAGTTTTATGAAATGAGCAATCTCTGGACCAGTTAGGATTTGTCGTTTACCGAATAAGAATGGTACCGGGATATGTCTGCGCTCAATATCCTCGATGAAACGTTTGTTTTTGTTAGGCTTAACCATCTTATCCTTTAGCTCGTTGTCCTGGTTTAATTGCTTTAATGCTAACGAAATACCGCGTGCGATGCGTCGTTTTCTTCGTTCGTCAGACGATTGAACCACTACTCTCAGCACAATGTCGAATCCAAAATGACCTGGTTTTAATTCAGTCGCTCTACTGAATTCTTTTTTAGTCCATCGTTTAGGAGGCTTTTTTTCAAACTCATCACGCTCTCGGTCAGCATCCTTATACCACTCTTCCTCGGCTGACTGAAAACCGAATTGGATAAAGGCGCGATCATTGCGTTGCATGAAACGAGATATCTCAAGAATCTCTTCCAGAGGGATTTGTTGCATGGATCTGTCTGTTTTTAATGATAGGAAGAATGAGTGCTTTAGTTTGAAGTTATAGCAAATACTTTTTTTCGGATCCAGGGAGCGAGGTTCTTTGGTTCCAATCGTCACGTCTTTCCAAACAACTTGTGCTTGCTGCTGAATAGTGTCGTTGAGTTCTTTATTGGTAGTGATAAATGTTTTGTAGGACTTGGGTGTAATTTCTGTTTCGAAGAAGACTCTCTCAGGCTGATTTAGAGAACCGTCTTTCCACCTTTGAAGAATCTCTTCATACGTATCGGCTAACGAGTCTGCAAACTGATCAACTTTGGTGTTTTTGATATTGGAGTGTGGGATGATCTGAAAGGTTTTATAGGGTGATTCTTGCTTTTGGTTTTGTTGTATCTTCGTTAAAGTAAGAGGGACCTCTTTATTATTCACTTTGCATGTCAATTTAGGCTCTGGACGCTGCTTTATTGGTTGTTCCTTATGCAAACACACATTGACGGATGAATGATTCCAAGTCATCTCCACTTAAAGCACCTCCAATATTGCTTTGATACCCTTCATGAGTTCTATAGCTGCACCATCCGGAGCTTCAACAGTTTGGTATAAAGCGTAGAAAACTCCACCAATGAACCCGGTTACCATTCCAAAAAAGAACCTCATTGTCCCATCACATCCTTCACATTTCCATCTTGCACATTTTTGAATGCTTCTAAAAGCGCGTCATTTAAAGTCATTGCAAGAATGGCGAACAACATAATTGCAGCTGGCGCCAAGAACACACCACCCACTACAAAAGCTGTTGTTTTGAGGGTGACGGCTCCCCATCGTTTTTTTACAGCTAATAGGGCAAGACCTGCAATGATCGAAAGCACTCCCAGACCTAATGCTATAGATTGGAACTCATGGATCAATGGCTGTAATTGCTCATAAAATGAAGAGGCATGAACATCTTTAGCCATCATGCTAGCCGATGCCGTCCAGAAACCAATTGCCATTGTGCGTAGTTTTGGATTACCCCATTTCGCTACAATCATTTCTTCACAATCATCGACAACCTGTTCTGTATCAAACCAGAATTGACCGTTCATTTTAACAATCATAATAAATCCTCCTTTTTTTGAATAAATTCTTGCTGATCGTTAACACTAAGACAAAAGACATACGTTGAGAGGTGAGATGAATGGCTTTTGTACTAATAGCAGGAGGAGTAGGACTTATTGTGTTTAGCCAACTCCCCCTTTAATAAAAGGTGCTCCGTCGATAAGGCGGGGCTTTTTATCGTTGGTACTTACTGAGTATATCCAGTGGCGACTTCTTAGCTTTGGGTTCAGGGTTCTTGCTTCCAAATAAATCGATGTTAGCGCTTGATGTATATTGATCATCGTCCTCTTGAACCTCTAGAGAAGATTGTTGCTCATGAATTAGACTTTCGATCTTACCTAGTCGAGTCTTATACATCGATAATCCTGTGATCATAGTCAGGACCTTCCCTCTCTGGTTGTGGTAAATCCCTTCATAAATAAATGTCGGAGCATTCTTGAAGTAAGAGAAGATCTCCTTTTGAGACATATAATCCATCAAAGCATCCTGTGCATCAAATACGATTCCAGCGCTCATAATTTTATGGCTTTCAGGTGAAACAAACGCAGAGTGACTCCAGGAGTCCTGAATCCTTTTAACGATTCCTTCAGAAGAAATGTTCATTTCTCCATTAAGTTGAGTTAAATCAACTTCCGCAATAAGACCTACGCCTTTGGTTTTTAATATCTCCAATAGATCTTTTTTATCTAACACTCCATCACTGGAATGTTTTTTAGTGTACTCATACATACGATCAAACATTGTCACAACCTTCTCATTCATTGTTTGGTAGAGTTGATGTTTTCCGTAGTGTTTACGAGCTTTTTGATTATCGATAGGGAACACAGCTACATCTTGGCCTGATAACTCCTCTGATGTTTTCAGCGCGTTGTATTGACTGATCATTGATTCGGACGAATCCGGCAAGATCGGGCAAGCGACAACCACTTTGTTAGGCATAGAAGAAGATAATAAGTCGATTAACAACGGACCTATACCTGAACCAGTTCCTCCTCCTGTTGAAAATGGGACCAGGATAACTTCAACAGCTGGGGTAGAGAAATTGTTCACTACAAACTCCTGAATCATTTCAATGTTGTGCGACATGAGCTTGATGGCATCGTCGCGTTTTTTTCCAACACCTTCAGAACCGACTAACTTTAACTTCTGATCGATCTGATCCAATGATTCTAAATCACGTTGCGAATAATTAATGGCGATAGAACGATATCCGATTTTAGCAGCATGATTTGCAATGTTGCCTCCCGCCTGACCTACACCTAGAAATCCATACATTTAACCATCTCCTTCTAAATTTTTTTCTAATGCAAGCTTTCCATACCTCGTAATAAAAACAGCGTGCTGCTTTCCGTCCACCAAGACATCAATGAAGTTTAATGCATCCAATCGATAGATAGATTTTTTGAATTTGTACTCAGTCAAGTTACTAATCGCGGATAATTCTTGTTTGGTAATAGCTTTGAAAGATACGTCTGATTCACGTTCATACAAAACAGCCAGTAAATTCATGTCGTTAATGGTTAGACTGGATAATATGTGATAGAAGTAGTTCTCCAATTTGTTTTCACCTCCTAAAATTTCTGCGGACTTCTCAAAGAGTTTCAAAAGAGCATCTAAGATTTTTGTTGATCTTGATATATCTTATTGGCTTAAAGCTCGTACTATGTATATTTACATATAAAAATATAAAAATATTTGTAAAGGTTTATTAATAAAAGAGTAGAAACCTATAAGTGGTGATGATAATGGAGATAAAAGTTAACCTAAACGACCCCATTAAAAGGTCTGGAGTTAAGAAGAAGTATATAGCCAAAGAGTTAGGGGTGGATCCAAACACGCTTTCTTCATGGATAAAAGGAACGAGGCCCATCCCTCTTATTAAAGCTGTGCAAATCGCGATTATTATTAATTGCGAAGTGGATGATTTATATGAAATTAAGCAATAAAAAAAGCGCCTTTCACCTGTTTTTAGGCGGAGGACGCTTTGGGTGCACTTCGGTTATGGACGCTCTTAGCGTTGCACTTAGCCTGCGCTTGCGTGCGTTACGCTAAAGCTTATGCGGGCGTCCAAAGAAATATGACGGATTACATATAAAAATATAAAAAAATGCATAGAAAATCACGCTGAACGACATAATAAGATCAACAACAAATCGAAAGGCGTGTTTTTATGTTTTTAATAATCGGATTAACCATCGGAGCTTTTATTGGATATAAGATAAACGACTTTGTTAGAAAATTGAACAACGGAATGGAGTTTAAAGTGTGTGGATTAACTGTTTCGATCAATAAACAAGAAGAGAAAGAAGAAACTGTAGTGGATATAAAAGATAAGAAAACGCAGAAGCCGTCCCCAGTTCCCCAGAACAAGAACAAGGGACAGTGTGAAGTGTGCGAAGGAGAAAATATGTATATCGCTGGAACAAAGAATTTAATCCCGTGTCCTGAATGTGGACGCAACAAAGAGAAGTTTAAGACGAAAACAGGATGAATATGTACTTTTGGTGCTTGTAACTCAAACAGCCACCCCAAGTTGAGTAATAGACACCAAAAAAGGCTATTGGAATATAATTTCCACTATTTTCATTCGATCTTTGATTCGTTTTGTATCTACTTTCTCAATAAGTATGCTTTCAATAGTAAGCTGTAACAGCTGCTTCTTTTCAATGTCACTTAGTTTTTCCCAGTTGTGTATTTGATCACTTAACATTTGGATGATGCTATGATCTACCTCGTGATCCTTTGCATTAACATTAAGTTCATCCAATTGAGATTGAACGGAATCCTCTTTTTTCTGTTCTTCATTCATCCTGGAGGTGAATTCGTCATCGCTAATCATATCGTTCGCCCAGGCGTACTGCCATTTTTTACGACGATCTTTAATCTTTCCTAAGTCCTTCTCCAAACTTTTTACTTTCTTAGCACGATTATCTCTTTCTTCGCTTTCATCTAGAGACTCATTTAATTCTTGGTAAAGGTCCATCTGCTTAAAGTATTCGATGAAATTATGAACTACGATATTTTCGGATATAGAAGGGAAGTCGCACTCTTTCCAGTAAACCCCTCGACACCTATAAGATTTATACCGGACACCATTATTTTTCTTAGACCTACCGATCAACCCTCTCCCGCACTTGGGACACTTTAATAAACCTGAGAATATGTAGTCACTTGTAGCTTGCTTACCATGAAATGAGCGTCTGGATTCACGAATAGCCTGGGCTCGATCAAACACCTCTGCTTCGATAATCGGTTCCACAGCATTCTCAACTGTGAAATATTGATCCTGGTTAACGCTAACTCCCCATTGCATAGCGCCTTTATAAATCGGATTCTTGAGCATATAGCGAACGCGATTGTCTCTCCATGGCTTTCCGGATCGAGAAGGGTATCCTTCTTTTGTTAAGGTTGCAGCAACCTCCAAGTCACCCTTACCTCCTATATATAATTCAAATGCTCTACGGATGATGGGAGCTTCTTCTTCGTTGATTTGCAGTTTACCATCTATGTAATCGAAACCAATTGGAGCCTCGCTCCCATGCCATTGACCTTGACGAACCTTTTCGGCCATACCCATGCTCACACGTTCGCCCAGGTTTTCTCGCTCCCATTGCGCAAGAGCTGCTACTAGCGTAATAAACAATCGCCCCATGGCAGTGGTAGTGTCATAAACCTCTGTAGCACTTTTAAACTTGCAATTACTTTTTTCAAACGCATCCAGAAGCTTATACAGGTCAAGGACAGAACGTGTTAAACGATCCAACCTATACACAAGAACTACATCTATATTACCTTCCTCTATATCTTGCAACATGCGATTAAGTTCAGGTCGATTTGTATCCTTTGCGGATATCCCTTCATCAACATAGATGCCACTAATATCCCAGCCTTGGGAAAGGGCATAGGCACTCAACCTTTCTTTTTGCCCCCCTATTGAAAAACCTTCTTTCGCTTGTTCCTCTGTTGAAACTCTTACATATAAAGCGCATTTCATTAAACGCCACCCCCCAGAATAGATATTTACTAAATAAAACCTACCGCCACCTTCTGTATACATTTTCTGTATACATTGTAATGGTTTTGAACAATAGCCATTAATTGTGTAAGGACATTAAAAAAATATATATTTACACTTAAGATATGGAAATCATTTTATCTCAAGCAAACTACTACTTTAGCAAAATAATACGAACACGATGTCGATTTTTGAGAGTCCACCAGATTACTAGGACAAATGGCCATTATGTTTGCTATGGTCTTTATCAATGCAAGAACAGAATGACCATTAAAAAAATCATACTTAATACCGAAGGCAGGTTGCTCAATTATGAGTGATCTGCCTTACTTTTTTGTCACATATTGTCGTATTATAGGAGAACTGTGCGAGGGATTGAAAAATGTATAGGAAAATTGTGTTTTTTTGTGTTATATTGGAATTAACAAAAAACAAGAACGCTTGTTCGTGTTGGGGGTATATTTATGGGCAGGGATAAAAAAATCATTCCAAACAAGGGATACATCGACATTAAAAAAGTGATTAATTTTATGGGGTTGCCTATTAAAGAAATCGAAAATGAATTATCAAAAAGGGATGGTTAAATATTATTTCTTGTAAAAGTTAAAGCTATTAAACAAACACGCTCCTGTTAAGGAAGCGTGTTTATTCTTCGGTCATATAAGCTTTGATAATTCTAAATAACCTTTCCGTCTCTTCGTCAGACAAAGGCTTCCCGTCCCAAGCCAATTTGTACTTTTTCAACTCTTCGATATCCATCTCACCTGAAGTTATATACTCTGCAGCTTGTTCTTCAACTGTGTATTTCGGCTTATCCGATCTACCTAACAGATAGTCAGTTGTAACCTCAAAATAGTCAGCTAACTTTTCGAGAGTTTCATAATCTGGTTGCCTTTGCCCTTGTTCGTACATACCATAAGTTGTTCGAGCAATGCCAATGATCTCAGCCAGTTCCCCTTGCTTTAATTTTGATTGTTTCCTTAGTTGAGACAATCGTTTCCCAAGCATTTAAATTCCCTCACAGTCTCTTTTCAATTATCTCTATTATAACTCCAC